TAGCTCTCGTAATGTTCTTTAATCTGCGCGGTGGCCTCGTTGCCCACGTCAATACGAAAGTCGCCCGTATCGGGTAGCGGGATGTAGTTGAGGTTGAACGCAAACTTTGTCGTGAGTGCATCCGATGTCGGGTACTCGTCACGGTGGAACAGGTCACCAAGTCTGGCCTCGGCTTGACTGATCTCCCAATCATACGCGGTCAGGAACTCGTTGACCAAGCCTTGCCATTGGTTCTGCTGTTCGGTCATGGCGTTGTGATAGTTGAAATACTGCTTGGTCGGTAACAGCATCAGTCCGGTGTTTGACCACGGCATTGTCATACCCATGTGCATATTTCGTATGGCACCGGTCAGTTTATGTACCCGATCCAATTCGGCACAGTCCCCCAACAGTTTCTTGTGTACGTTGGCGACACCTGCCGCTGCGGAGTTTGCTGTAGTAACTTCTTTGGACGCCTTGCGATCTTTCTTGCGTCCGGTCCATTGCGATATTGATAGTTCGACCAGCATCGCGGCTGAACTGATAGACGGTGCTGAAACTTCAGGTACATTGTTAGTCCGTGGACTAACATCTTTAGACGTAGGCATAGCTTCGCCGCCGCCGGTATTTCCGTCGGTTTGTGGTAATACGTTTGAGTGCGTATTCATCGGTTTAGTTCCTTCTCAAAAACGTGGGTAAATTCCCACTATCAATATTATAGCAAATTTAGCAATCTCAATCAAGTGTTACGAGAACGTGTTGTTCTGTGTTGTTTCATGCAATGTTCTGTAATGTTCTGTAATGTTCTGTATGCGTGGTGCGTAAGTCACTGATATTCCAAGAATGTTCTAATGTTCTGTTTTTTCGGAAATTGGAGGGTGATATTTTGGGTGCGTGTTTTTTAGTGCTTTTTAGTGTTGGAATTTAATCCGCGCCAAAGGGGGTAAAATGTCGCTCTCTTATATTTATAAAAAAGAACATTACATACTACTACTACAAATACATATAAATTGATAAGTTTTGATAAGCACTTCTCCATAGAATTGCATAAACCTTGTTACGAATTGCTACAAAAACATAATGTTCTCACGGCACAGAACATTAGGCCAAAAAACAGAACATTACCCCCTAAAAACAAGAACATTGCTTATATATCAATAACTTAGCTACAGAACATTAGGTTAGTCCGTGGACTAACATTGGCTCACCGCTCCTGTGAAAACTGGTTTCAAAGTTGTTAGTCCGTGGACTAACACGCCCGTACCGAAAGGCGACCCCTATCTTTGTTGGCAGGGAGATGTGTTAACAGGTAAGCATAGACGACCATACGGTGTGTTACGCTGGCTCACCGCTCCCGTGAAAACTGGTTTCATTTAGCCTGTGTTCTATTGGCTCACCGCTACAGCAGAAACTGGCATCAAAGATGTTAGTCCACGGACTAACATTGGCAGAAAAAAGGCACAAAAAAAGGGAGACCCGAAGGTCTCCCAAGTTTGGTAAGAGATGTTAGATGTTATTTGTTGTCGAGTGGGCATTTTTCAACCCATTCGGATAGTGCGACCAGATCGCCGTTGAACGTCTCGCTAGACTGGATACGCGCTTTTAGTTCGGCGATCATTCGCGGGATGGCAACGTTGTCGTCCGTTCGCCCCTTGGACCCGCTGTCTGGGTTGAGACGTTTGTGTACGGCCTGTTTTACCTTACTCAAACGTGATCCCACTTGTTGGCGATTGTAGCGTTTGGTGGCTTTATCAGTATCCGACAATTCTTTTGTGTTGGATTCCGACAATGTGATCGCCTTGGCACCAAACGATGCGACAATGCCACGCTCGACTTCTACGCGTAGCGGGTTGGGGTCTCCGCCCTTTGGCGTTTTATCGAATACCGCCATCGCGTTCTCGCTACCAGCAATGATTGCGTCAACGATTAGCGCCAAAGTGTTGGCGTTGCGTGTAACACCGGACGACCATTTCTTCGACAGGTCGTACAATGTTGGTTCTTGTGGTGTTTCATTTCCCATAAGGAAATTCCTTTCAAAAATCGAACGTTTAGCGTTTTTGCCCCGTTCGATGGTTATAATTAAACATGTTAACACGTGATTTTCAATAGATGGATTACCACCAGCAATATAAATTGTTAGTCCGCGGACTAACATTTGGGCAGGCATTGGCTCACCGCGCCCTTGAGAACTGGCATCAACGCACAAATTCATCCGGCGGATTTTCTTTCACTCGCCGCGCCCTTGAGAACTGGCATCAAAGGGGAGAGACCGAAGCCCCTCCCCGATTGGTTATCTGATGATGAATGGGTCGTTAAAGTATTTAGACTTAGAGTGTTGGTAGCCATTGCGATACATTTCTTTGATGCAGTCATCCACCCAGTTAGCCTGACCGTTTCGTATCTTCGTGGCTAACGAAGACATTTGTTGGAGTTCGTAACGTCTGAGCTGTCGCTGCTCGTCACGCTCTTTCTTAGTCATATCGTTCTCCTTGTGGGGGGCCGAAGCCCCCCGGTTAATTATGGTGTAGCTACTAGTACGAAGTAGATCAGAGCTACAAAACCTAGTGCACATAAGAACTCAGATATACGTTGCATTACTTCCTCGCTTTAAATCTTGTTGATTTGATACGAGCCATTGCTTGCACGTGACGTTGCAGCTCTCGCTCCATCGCTTCTTCCCGCTGATGTCTGAGGCGAATTTCCTTAACGTGTATATCCTCACGTGGTGGCATCGTCGCTGTTATACCGAGCCATGCCATGAATCCAAGAAACAACACACTCACTGTAATAAACGCTATCATAAATATATCCATTGTTTTGCCTTTCGAGTTGTGGGGGGCCGAAGCCCCCCGGTTGATTAGATCCCGAGTGCATCGAGACCGTACTTACTGTTGAGGCGATTACGTTCCGCCTCGGCCTCCTCTCTGGTCTCGAATTGGTCGATAGTAGAGAACGAATTTCCCTTTTGGCTTGTAAATTTAATAAGCCACATGACCTCCGCGCCATCGTAAAAACGATAAACAGAGTAGGGCGCTAGATTAATTCCAGCCATTGTTTTGCCTTTCGAGTTGTGGGGGGCCGAAGCCCCCCGGTTGATGTTACTTACGATCTCTTTCCCGTTCTTCTCGCAACCGCTTGATCGTTTCCTGCAGCTGCTCTATTGCTTTGGAAAACTCGGGGAGCACCCGTTTCGTTTCTTCGGGTATTTTTTTCATCGTGCTTTCTTTCGTTCGTTATCGCGGGACTTGATTGCCCCGTTCGATGATTATAATATGACAGGTTATCACATGAATTACAATAGATAGATTACCACTAGATGGTATTTTTTAATTTAATTTGGTAGGAATTAATAGGTATTGCTAGGTTTTTTACCCCCACCATACCCCCATGACCCCGTGACAGCTTGGGACTCCAAGGACTACTCTATAAATACTATTCCAGACGAAAATTCTGTACTTTTTTGAGTTTTGGCTATTTCTTGTCTAGGGGAGGGACTATATGTACTTCTCTGGTTTTTACATCTACATAGGCTATTCTAACACCCAGTATTTTTTGGAAAGGTGTAAGTATTCTGTGTATTCTGTGTTTTTTACCACGTTCCGGTACGTGCCGTCTGGCATCTTTCTTTGCGTCAAACAGGTATAGCTTGCCTTCCTTGGTTATCGCTATGATATCCACAGGCCCGACAATAGATGATGCCGGGTAGACATACATATCGAGTCGCAAAAGATATTCCGCGAGAATCGTTTCACAAATTTGCCCCTCAGTATGTCGTTTATCCATATATGGAAGACCCCCCCTTTGGAGTCCCACACCTCCGGTTGAAATAAAAGATCTTTCTGTTATAATTGTATTAACGGTTTGCCTGTTAGCTACCTGCGGAAGATTGATGACTTTGATTATAGAGCCGGAATCAGGGGTTCCATTCCCCTCGAACACTCCTTACATAGATCTACGTGAGCGTGCCCTGTATGCCTGTAACACGGCTGCAAAACTGGCTGAACACGGTTTGAACGTAGAACCAACTACAGAAGACAAGGACACAGCAGCCAAGCTGGCTTTAGCTTACGCAGACAATCCTGAAAAAGTCTCTAAAAAAGTTACATCCAAAAAAGCAGCTACCTTGACTCCCGCATCACTTCTTATGACAAACAGTATATTGCAGGAGTTTGGACAGTCTGTTGTGGATAGCGCTGTGCAGATACGACATCTGGTAACGAACAAGCTCGTACTGGAGGCAGAGAATCCTGACCCGCGGGTACGTATCCGTGCACTGGAGCTGTTGGGCAAGATTTCTGATGTCGGTCTTTTTGCGGAAAAGTCGGAAGTTACAATAACGCATCAGTCTACGGAAGATTTGAGGTTAAAATTGCGCTCCAAGCTGGCTAAACTTGTAAACCCTGTAGAGGAAGATAACGATGGCGTTATAATAGACGGTGAAGCTATGGACGTTAACGAGGAACTCGGGCTGGCAACGACAGAATCGAATGACAGCGACGACGCAAAATAAAATAGAGGACTTCACGGGGCATGAAATTCAGGTCATGCTTGATAACCTCGACAAATACTCTGCTGAAGAAGTAGCGGAGATAGACAGGCTTGTTGATGAGCTTTCGACCCGGAAATATAACGATGGTGTACGTGAAGACCTCATAGAGTTCTGCAAGCACATGCAGCCTGATTACAAGGTAGGCAAGCACCACCGTATGTTAGGTGATATGCTGATGGGTATAGAGCGGGGGGAGAAAGATCGTATCTGTGTCAACATCCCGCCCCGTCATGGAAAGTCCCAACTGGTCTCTATAATGTTCCCTGCGTGGTATTTGGGGCGGAATCCGGGTAAAAAAGTGATGATGGTGTCCCATACTACCGATTTGGCGGTGGATTTTGGGCGTAAAGTACGTAATCTGATCGCCACAGATGCCTATAAGGCCATTTTTCCTGCTGTTTCGCTTGCTGTGGACTCAAAATCGGCTGGCAGGTGGAATACAAGCGTCGGTGGAGAGTATTATGCGTGTGGTATTGGCTCGTCTATCGCTGGCAGGGGTGCAGATTTGCTGTTGATTGACGATCCACACTCGGAACAGGATGTTATTAACGGAAATTTTGAAGTTTTTGATAAAGCCTACGAATGGTTCACTTACGGTGCCCGTACCCGCCTCATGCCGGGGGGTAGTGTAGCTATAATACAGACCAGATGGCACATGGATGACCTGACGGGGCGTGTTGTTACCGATATGTCGAGTAATGAGAAGGCAGATCAATACGAGATAGTCGAGTTCCCCGCCATATTGGAAGTACCTGATAAAAACAGGTCAGGTTATGTGCAGAAACCGTTATGGCCCGCTTTTTTTGATCTTGATGCACTGCTCCGTACCAAGGCATCGATGCCTGCATTTCAGTGGAACGCCCAATACCAGCAGGAACCCACGGCGGAAGAAGCCTCTATTGTAAAACGGGAGTGGTGGCAGTCATGGGGTGATAAACAGGCACCCATGTGCGAGTACCTGATAATGTCTCTGGACGCAGCGGCTGAATCTCATAACCGGGCTGACTTTACAGCGCTTACAACGTGGGGCGTTTTTTTAAACGAGGAAACCGGCGCGTACAATATTATATTGTTAAATAG